GAGTAAAAAATCGGCCATACTATATCTTAAAAAATTCTCCAAAGCAAAAGAATATAAAGAAGAAGAAGTTGAAACTAAAAAATTGGCTAGTGCCGATATAAGATATTTTATTGAATATAGTATAGATAATTTTGATGGTGGTCAAGTAACAATTAATTATTACGTATATCAGGTTAACAAAGCATATGGTGATGTATATAGAACATATAATACCGCATTGATTGATGCCAAATTAATTGATGGTCATTACAAATTAATTAATACAGATGGAAATCCCGAAACACCAACATTTACAAAAACTGCGTCTAATTTAATAGAAACTTATGTGACCATAAGAAATGATATTAAAACATTACACTATAAAGGGTTAAATGAATTTAATGTCACATATCCAAATGATGATTTACACCCATTCTATTTTAGACCAACAAAAGAATCAAGAGAAACCTTGGGTTTAAATAACACACAATTAACAAATCGTATTAACATATTTAAAAATATTTCAATTAATGAAAAATCGGGTCCCGAACATGGTTTGGCATTTCAGAAAACTTCAATATCACCACCGGAAATAACAATAAAACAAAAAGAAAATGTATTAAAGGATTTGACCGGTGGTTTGGAACAAACATTTTCAGCGTTAAAATCAGATAAGATTTATTTTTTAACAACCGACCCATACAACGTATCACAAAAACCAATTAATTTTGAGAAATTAGACAAATACGAATTAACTCAAGACAATTATTTAAAAGACATCGCACCTAACACTTATGCAACTGTAAGAGGTGAAACATTATTGGAATTTTTACGTTCAATGTACGATGTGTTAACAACTCACATACATAATATTAATGCACCATACGCAAAGTTGGCATATGATTCACATGACAATATGGAACGATTATATCAAAAACTTGAAGAAGATATTTTAAATAAGTCAATTAGAATAAATTAATTGATATTTATAATATAAAAAGATGTCATATTTTCGTTCATATTTTGAGAAAAACAATACATTAATAAAAAATACTCAAGTCAATACATCTAAAAACCCGACTACTGAGATTTTTTACGGTTCCGCATATTCAAGATTTATCTTTAAAATCGATTTAACTGAGTTACAATCAATGATTGATAATGGTGATTTAGTTGTTAATGATAATACAAAACATTATCTTAAAATGACTAATACTATTTTTGGTGATGAAGGTTTAAAAGGACAAAACAGACAAACTGGAAGAGATAGGGCAACATCATTTAGATTGGAGTTATTTGAAATAACTGAAGATTGGAATGAAGGATATGGTTTTGACTATGAAGATGCCGGTTATGATTTTACATCGGGTAATAAAACATTTAGTGAGGTACCGTCAAACTGGTTTAAAAAGAATACATTAACAGATTGGCAAACACAAGGAGCTTATATTGGTACCGGTACAACATTAACTATAGTCGAATTTGATAACGGTAATGAAAATTTAAATGTTGATATTACAAACTATATAAATGATATAATAACCGGAAATACAACTAATCACGGTATTGGTATTAAATTTGTTGAAGATTACGAAGTATTAAGTGCTGACGTTGACCGTTCAGTTGCTTTCTTTACAAAATATACACAAACATTCTTTGAACCATTTATGGAATCTGTTTTTGATGACAGAATAAGTGATAACAGACAAGACTTTGTTGAAAAGACATATCAGAATCTTTATCTATATGTAACTAAAGGAACAAACTATTATGATTTAGATGAATTACCGATAGTTAACATTTTAGATAATACAAATACCCCAATTGCCGGTTTAAGTGATTTAACTACAACAAAAATTAAAAAAGGAGTTTATCAAGTTACATTTGGTATTGATGGCGATGTATTTGTGTGTGACGGAAAGAAATTCTTCTATGATAATTGGAGTAACTTATCAATTGATGATGTTTCATTATCCGACGTAAAACAAAAATTCATTCCAAAACCATTAACATCAAAATATACAATTGGAGATAATCCAACAGAATTAAAAAGATATTCTATTCAATATTTTGGAATCAATCAAAATGAAAAAGTAAAACGTGGTGAATTACGTAAAATTGTAGTTTCATTCAGGTCAATAAATGAACCTAAAACAGTTTTATTTGATGAGGTTTATTATAGAATGTTCATCAAAGAAGGTAGAGTTGATGTAATGGTACATGATTGGACTCAAATTGATAAAACAAATGAGAATTCTTTCACATTAGACACATCTTATTTAATACCAAGAGAATATTTTTTAGAAATTAAAGGTAAAACACATTCTGAAGAAATATTTTATAACAACTACATAAAGTTTGAAATACTATCCGAAAAATAAAAATATTTATTAATATGAAAAATTTAAATCAAATCATTAAAACTCAACTTAGAAAAGTTATTGAGGAACAAGAAACTGAAAACTATATGTTTTTCAGTAATTTAGAACAAATTAAAAGACAATGTGAATTGTTATTGAGTTTTGATAAACAAATGATTGAAAATTTATTACAAAATGGACATGATTGGGCTGATGACCACGTATCGGAGGCTAAGAATAATATGGACCAAGTTTTTGATTTTATTATGAATGAAAAAGAAAAAGGTCAAACAGTTAATGAGGCATCATCCGCCGCACAACAAGCCGCAATTGCTATCAACATGAAGAAGAAAGGTATTAAACCTAAAAACGAATCTGTTGAAATGGAAATTGATGAGAGTAAAAATTGTCCGACAGACCCAGCAAAATGGGCAGCATCAAAAGTCGCAGCGAAAAGAAAATTTGACGTATATCCTTCAGCATATGCAAATGGATGGGCAGCAAAAAATTATAAAGCTAAAGGTGGTGGTTGGAAAAAATGTAAATAATATGAAAATATTAGTATCAAAAGAAGATAAGGATTATATTTTTGAATCAATTAAATCCGGCGAAGTTTTAGCGGAGGATTTAAGAAGATGGTTTAAAGAGAAGTGGGTAGATGTATCTAAAAAAGTAGACGGTAAACACCCACCATGTGGTAGAAAAGATGCCGATGGTAAATCATACCCAAAATGTAGACCATCTAAAAAAGTTTCTAAAGAAACACCAAAGGTGGCATCATCATATAGTAAAAAAGAAAAAAAGTCTATGACTTCTCAAAAGAGAAGGGCTGAAAAAAAAGACCCAAAAGTAGGTAAAGGTAATAAACCAACAATGACACGTTTTGATGAAGAAAATCGTAAGAAAATGAATATAACTATTACTGAACAACAATTTAAAAGATTGTTTGAAAATAACGAAGAAACTCCCGTATTAATATACGAAGATGAATTTGGTTCTATTGAAAATACTGACTTTGTTGTAGACAATTTATTAAACGAAGCTGAATATCAAGGACGTAAAGTACAACTTGGTAAAATAATGCAAGGTGATATTAAGAAATTCAAAGTATACGTTAAAAACGATAAAGGTAAAGTTGTAAAGGTAAACTTTGGTTTTGGTGGTAAATCCGCTAAAGGTAAGAGAATGGTTATAAAGAAAAATAATCCAGCAAGACGTAAATCATTTAGAGCTAGACATAATTGTGCAAACCCAGGTCCACGTTGGAAACCACGTTATTGGGCGTGTCGTACATGGTAAAAAATAAAAACCTCCGAGTGGAGGTTTTTTTATTGTCTAATATTTTCTATATTTGTGGTATGAAAGTCACGAAGAACGGTAATGGGTATGTTTTTGAAGTATCAATGAATGAAAAAGAAAATCTTTTTAAGATAGGTCAACTTGTACTAAAAAAACAATGTAAGTTTTATTATTTCGCTACCGATAAGTTATATTACATTTCAGATGTTAAATTAGAATCATAATAAATAACATCAACACCACATTCACCTAACATTTGTTTAGACATTTCCTGAGACTCTAACCATTTCTCTTTATTTTTAGTTGTACACTCCGATTTACAATATACTGTAGTAATTCCTGAATTAATGATTGCACGAGCACAATCTGCACAAGGTAATCCCGATGTTAAGTATATTGTTGAACCTTTAAGTGAAACACCTATACGAGCAGCGTTGTAGACTGCATTCCTTTCCGCGTGTTCAATCCAAAAGTATTTCTGTGGTCTTTCCTGACGTTCGGGTAAATCGTCTCTTAAACCCCGAGGAAATGAGTTATAACCCGTAGATAAAATTTCTTTATCCTTACCAACAATCACAGCACCAATTTGTGTTGATTCATCTTTTGATTTGAACTTAACTTGTTCAGCAATATTTAAAAAATAATTTTTCCAATTCATATTACAAATATACCAAATAATTGGTAATAAAAAAAGGGACAACTTCGTGTCCCTTTTAATATTACTACAATTCTATTGATTAACGTAAAGTATCGATAGAGAATGTTTGTAAACCACTTACATTAATTACACCAAAGTAACGGTTGTTAACCATTTTCTTCGCATAACGAGTCATGATACCTTTGATAGGTGTGAAGTTAAATGGATTGTACATTGTTGGAGTTAATTGTAATGGTACGTATGGTGCGTAGATGTAACCTGCATCCAATAATGACTTACCTTTGTGTCCAATCAAGATTTTTCCTGCTGGGAAGTAAGGGTCACGGAATACTTGGTAACGACCTGCTAATGTACCAACTTTTTCAATACCCATGTTGTATGAGTCTTGCTCAGGACCTGCGTTTGAAACGTGGAAGTACTCTAAATCATCAAATACTGCAGAAACTTCTGAAGAAATAACAATCCAGTTAGCACCACCTCTCAAAGTAGTCTTGTGGATTTGAGCTGAAATTTGGTTAACTTTAGTGATTAAAGTTTGATTCCAGTCTTTTTGAGTGTAACCTTGTAATGTAGCACCTGATGCTCCACCGTATTTCCACTCATTGTAATCCCATTTCGCTGTCCAAGCAGCACCTTTACGTAAATCACGTAAAATTTCACGGTCAACCTCAGCAGCGATTTGCTCAGATAACAATGCAGTTAATTCTGCTTCAGCATCAATGTTGTGGAACGCTGAAACGTCTTGAGCTAACTCAGGAGACCAAGAAGCTCTTAATTTTCTTTCAGTTACAGAAACTGTTACAGAATCTAAATCGAAAGAAACCTCACCGATAGCATCTTCAAATTCTAAAGAAGCGTATTGACGATAAGTTGCAACAAAGTCAGAACCAACTAAAGTTGAACCAGCAACTGTGTGGTCACTGAAACCTGCAGTAGCTGAATAAGTTTGTAAATCAACTTGTAAGTAGATTGTACCAGCCTCATCACAGATGTCTTGGTATAAATTACCATTTGTACCTGCAGATTTTTGTCCGTAAGCAACGATACCCTTACCATATTTTTGAGTTACCACGTTGAATGGTAAAGCAGCACCTGATTGAACTTGTGCAGAAGAGATAGCCAAAGAAGCTAAGAATTCTTCAGTATCCATTTCGTTTCCATCGGGACCAGCTAATTTACCTTGTCCTAATCTAGAGAAACCTGTTAATTTAACAATTACACTTGAAGCTGTATCACCAGTTGCAAGAGTTACAGGGCTACTTTCAACACCTGAAGCGAAAGTAACGATTGATGTTCCTGTTAAAGAAATTGTTGAATAATCACCTTTTGAGTAATCGAACAATCCTGAATCAGCAGCATCTGAAGTTTCATAGAAACGGTCATAAAGATTAGTTCCTGTGTAACCAGTTGAAGCAGATGTTCCACCAGCTCCACCAGGGATACCGTATGGAGAATAGTGTGCTCCTGCATTTCTTTCCTGAATTTTAGGAATGAAATAGAATAATTTACCGATAGGTAAGTTCATAGCTTGAACTGAAACGATATCGTTCGCTAATAATTTAGAGAATACACGACGGATGATAGGGAATACCACTGTCTCGAATGAACCTGAAGCGTCAGATACTGCTGCTTCGTTGATTAAGTAAGACGCTTGGTTTTCATATAATTGCGCGATGTTATCTCTTTGGTGACCGTTAAGACCTTCTAAAAAGCCTAAATCATCCCATTTTTTGATGGTATCTTCTTTGATAACACGAAGGTGCTTAAGACCGATGTTACCAACCATACCTGATTCTAATAATGCTCCCATTTTTTAGTTTTTGTTTTTTGGTTTAATTTTAATTTATTATTTTATTTTTGACATCAAATCCTTCATTCTTTTGAATTGTGGATTTTCGTACGCCTTTGATTCCGCTAACATTTCTTTAGAAGATGATGTTGTTGGAGTGTTAGAAATTTTATTAGCCACTGTTTCTGTTATAGGGTTTTTAGTTTCTAACTCATTTTTTATTGTATTGAAAAGTGCTTTTGATTCGTTCATATTATTGATACCATCAAATCTCTTCAAAATGTTTAATTTTTCTTGTTTTGTTGTTGAATGTTCTGTGAACAAACGAGTTGAATATGCTAAGTTTGCGTTGAAAACAGCAACCTCGTTAAGTTTTTCCTTGAATAAAACTAAGGCTTTCTTATATTCACCATTTTGTTTTTTCAATTTTTCAACTTCTTCGTTGATTGCTCCTGAACCTGCTTTATATTTTGTTTTACTATCTAAACCAGCTCTGTCTTGACCTCCTTTGTTGCCATGTACATTTGATTTAGTTCTTGCAGCTTCTTCCATTTCTTCTTCATGAGTTTCCTCTTCTTCAGAAATTTCTTCTTCCATTTCTTCTTCCTCTTCTTCTTCGTCTAATTCGATTTCGTAGATTACCTCATCTTCAGACATTTCTTCATCATGAGCCATTTCTTCTTCATTCCATTCTTCTTCGGCCATCTCCTCACCAGCTTCGTCATCGAGTTTAATGATATAATCATTATCTCCATCACTGAAGTGAACTGAGTCACCGTCTTTCTTTACGATAATACCATCTTCAGGTTTCATAGCTTTGAATACTTTCATTACTTCTTCATCAGAAGCTCCTGTCATATCCATCGCATCTTCTTCATCTTCAAAAGGATTCTCATCTTCTTCACTTTCTGAAGAATACTCTTCGTCTTCTCCTTCTTCTGAATCTAAATCTTCACCTTCCTCAGAATCTAATCCTGCTGGCATTTCGTTATCAAGGCTTTCTTCTCCTTCAGCATCTTCAGCACCTTCTTCATCGGCACCTTCGTCTGACATGTCATCTGTTTCCTCTTCTTCAGGATTTGGTTGCTCAGCAACTTCTTCCTCATCTTCCATACTTTCTTTAAGCAAGTCATTTAGTTCTTGTTTCATTGTTGAAGCAAGTATACCCTTTGCATTTTGCTTTACTGCTTCTTCAAGTGTTTGTACTTGAAGTAACGCTTGTTCTAAAATTGATTTTTCAGTCATTTTTTTGTTTTATTATCTTATAAATACTATGGTTTTATTAAAAAATCTCTTTTAACGGGGTCATAAACAAAATAAAATCTATTATTTAGATAAAAATTTGTCTAAACCACCCATTAATTTTTTCATTCTGTCATTAAGTTCAGGTTTCTCTTGTATTGACTCTTGATATTGGTCTCTATCTGCCGGGTCATTAAATACATACGCACCCGGTGTAGATGGTGAAGAAACTAAATCAAAACATACTAATTCAAAATCTTCTTGAACTATATTTTGACCTCTTTCACTTTTTAATGAACCAACACCACGTGATGATATACCTAAAGTTGCACCATTCATGATTAACATTGCGGCTTGGTCACCTTTAGTAGAAACAATACCCATCTTCTTCCAACCTGGTGAAGTAAATAATTTTATTTTACCCATTAATATTTTTCCGTCCCACCATGTTTCAAGAATTGAATGTGATACTCTATCTAAATCGATAAGAGATGATGATGGGTGGTTTAACTCATTAAGAGCTCCACCTTTTTTAATAAGTGTTTGATATTTTTCTACTTCTCTTTTAAGAAGCATTTCAGGATAGATTCTCCCGTTTTTATTTGGTGTGTCGTATTTTTGTAAAACAGCATAAAGGATAAGGTCTTCTGAAAAGTCCATATCCTTCATCTCTGATATAATTTTTTTATTATCGTCAGGAGATACATGACCAGCATCGTATTCAATAAGAATACCTTTTCCTGTTTCGTTCGGACCTAAAATCTTCATTTATAGTTTTTACTATAAATACATCGATAATTAAGTTATTTCTTTGTTTTGTGAAAATTGTATAAATTTTTGTTAGTTAAACTATCATCAATTATACCCGAAATTAATTTTTTGATTGTATTTTTTATATCTTTTGTTTTAATATCAAATTGATTTTCAACAAAAAGTGTAATCTCTAAGTTCATAAAGGACCTTTTTTCAAGTTTTATTCCTTTTGTTCTTATATCCAAATCAACAATACATTGTTGTTTAAATAATGGATTTCTTAATTCGTAAATTGAATCTTTTATTTTACGTCTTGTTTTAAAAATTGATGAGTCGAAATCATCAGTTTCGTTTTCGGGTTGAACCCACGAATTTAATTTTAAGTAAACGGTTTTTAAATTTTTGTAATCAACGGTACCATAACCAATTTTTACGTTATTGTATTCCCCTAAAGGGATATACTTTCCTATTTTCATTAACTTTTCATATTATTATATTTTTATGGTGTATTCAAAATATAAGTAAAAAAAATTTAAATACAAAAAAATATATTTATATTTGTAATATAAACTAATTTTCATATGTTAATTATTGATTTAAGTAAAGAAAAAAGTATTGAGAGTGCGTTAAGAACTTTTAAGAGTAAAGTTTTAAAAACAAAGCTTGTTCAAAAATTAAGAGAAAGACAAGAGTTTACAAAACCCTCAGTTACTAAGAGAAAACAGAAATTGAAAGCTGTTTATCTACAGAAAAAAAATGGTCTTGATTAAACAAGACCATTTTTTAATTGTACCAATCTGTAATAATTAAATTTCGATGGTTTCATTTCATTAACCTCGTCTTTTACTTTGGTTAATTTACCGGTTAAATCATTATCTTTAGATTCACTCAGGATACTACCTACTTGACCTAAAATAGATTCTTTTAAATCACTTATTTTAACTTCAAGGTCTTCATCCGTTAAAGATAAAATACCCTGTAATTCTTTTTTCTGTGATTCATTTAATGAATTATTATATAATACATTAAAATTGTTTGCTAATACTGCATATAGAAGATTTTCATTTTCCACTAATTGTGTTTCTTCTTTTTTAACGATTTCTTTTTTTGTTGTTAAATGTTCTACTAATTTTTTCTTTGCAATAATTTTTTTGTCAACATTACTTAAATTTTCTTCTTGAACTAATAAGTCTAAGTTTGAATATAATTCGTTTTCGTTAATTTCTATGTCTTTTAACTTTGTATTTAAATTTTTTGTGAAACTTGCGATTTTATCTGACTTGTCTTTTAAGACCGATTGAATTTCTTCTACATACAGTTTAGCAATTTCTTTATCATCGAAGTATTTGTTTTCGATTTCTTCATAAAACAAATACATTTCTTTGAAATCTTTGTTTTCTTTAATTGTATTTAAGATATCTTTAACTTCACCTTTATTCTTGTTTGAATAAGATTCAGTTAGTTTCTTTAATATCTTTGTTTTTAATATTCCAAATTTGTTCATTTTTAGTCGTTTAATATGTCTGTTATTTTAGTTTCTATTTCATAAATATTCTGTTGTGCTTTATTCATATCAAATAAGATATTAAAATCTTCTTTTTCCTCACCTAACATACCTAATATTTTTGATTTTCTTGAAGTAGATTCACTTAATGGTTCCGCAGCAGGTGCTTCGGCAGGTGCTCCACCACCCATATCCATTCCACCACCGGCAGCAGCTTCACCACCACCTGCGGCAGCTTCAGCCTTTTCTCTTTCTTCCTCAGGGATACCATACTTGGCATCAACATTGTCGAAGATACCTGAACGTTTAATGATTAACTGACTCGTATTCATTAATTCGAAACCAACCGCTCTTTCAAGACGTTGTTGTTGTAAATCAAGTAATACTTCAGCATCACTCATACCAAGAATATTTTTCTTAGCCCATGTATGAGACACCGGTAAAATACCCATTTGAGATTGGTCAGATGTTGCATCCTTATAAAGAGTAACCTTTTCTTTCCATTGTTCAATACGTAATAAATCAGATTGTGCTGATGGATTAGTTAAACCTAACGTAAAGTTATTTAATTCATCCTCTAAACCTAATAGATACAAGTGAACTAATGCTATTTTATTTAACTCTTGAATAACTGATTTTTGAATTCTGTTAATTGTACGAGCAAAACGAATATCCATTAATGCTAAACTCTTACCTTCACCAACAACCTCTTCAAAACCTAAGAAAGCTTTTGGTATACGTAAAGCAGCAAGTAGTTTCTTTTGAATATATTCAATATCGGCAATTTCACCTAAGTTTGTTGCTCCGGGTAATGTATCGATTGGACTTGGAGCTGCAGGGTCACGTACAGGGATAAAATAATCTTGGTCTACTGACATTTGATTATATCTCATATCTACCTGACCATTACGTGGGTCGGATATTTGGTCTCTTTTGAATTTACTTGCCACACGTTGTACATACGCCTCAATATCCTTATCATCCATGTTACCCACAAATATTTTAAAGATACGTCTTTCAGGTGCTCTTGATGTTCTATAAATTAACATCGCATCTTCAGCAAGAAGTAATTGTTTCCAAATACGTCTAATCTTATCTAACATAGAAGTACCATAAGGTAATTTTCTATCGTCACCTAAGATTCTAAAGTGTGCAACTTCCCAAGCTTGGAATTCCATATCTTTATTCTTCCAATGGAATCTCAATTCACGTGACGGCATTTTAACATCTCTAGCTTGTCCCGCAGTTTTACTTGATGCACCTTCCAATCTTTCAATTTCAATGTTTGGTAATTGTTGACACCCAATGATACCCTTTTCAGGGTCAATTTTTAAGTATACAAAGTTATCCCCATACTTACATAGACCTCTTGTCCACATTTGTAAGTTGGTGTTAACATCTAATACGTTTTTGAATAAGTCATCAAGGATATTCTTTACTCTTGTTGATTCAGAAAATATTGTTAATATTTCACCCTTCTCAGACATTGTGGTTGATTCTTCAGCATAGATATCTAAAGCTGCGGAAATCTCCGGAGTAAATTCCATAGATTCATAATCATAATATGCTGCCAATCTATTTGGTTCGTAATAAACCGATTGGTTATATAATGATTGGTCAAGTTTAGCCCATTTATCTGCAATGTACTGACTTTGTTGGGCTTGTAATAACGCCTTTTCGTATTCTTCTCTACTATCGGTCTTTAATAATTCGTCTTTTGAGAAACTAAACGATGGTACTTGGTCGGGTCTTGTTTTCCCCGGATATCCAAACATCTTGGTCAATTTCTGAAAAACTGTAAAATTCTGTTCTGCCATTTATATAAATACTTTTTTTTATAATATAAACTAAATTATTAGTAATGGAAATATTATTTTTTTCTTCCATTAAATAACCATGAGTATTCCATATATGCTTCTCTACCAACTTGTTGATTAGTATTACCCCCATACATTGAATTACTACCATCCATACCCATAGAACCTATTTGGTCAAATGACCCACCATAAGAATAAAAAGATTTTTGTGGTTCATATGTTCTTTCAGACATTGTCCATGATTCAATCATTGCTCTATTAACTGATTCAGTTTTTTGTAATTGATTAAAACATAAATCTCCCGCGTATAACGCCATCGACATACTCATAATCGCATCATCGTGAGCACCTTTCATGTGGTCAGGTCTTCCGTTCATATAAACAAACGTATTAAGTTCATTTAATAGTCTACTTGACCTAACTTGAAAACCTTTTCTTAACTGTTCTTCAAATGCTGCAACAATCTGCGTTCTTTTATTGTTAAAATTAAGACCGGGTATTTTTTCCATGGCCTTCGCGTTATATTCCCAAATGTTTTGAGTGTTTACACCGTCAATATATAAATTTTTATAATTTAATTCTTGTAGTTTTCTCGATGTTGCAACACCCATACCACCGGTGATATCAATTACAATAAATGCATTACCATATATTACACCCCACTTATAGGCAATTTGGGCCAAGTCATCTGGTGGTATTTTACCAATGTATTCAAGTACTTGTTCTCTATCATCAAAATCGACAATATTAATTGCGGAAAAGTCTTCACTATCACCTCTACTAACATCGACACCCATAATATAACGATGACCCTCAATTGGTTCCTTCCATTGCCATAGAGTGGCTTGCATGTATTTCTCAATAGGAACACGAATCATGTTCTTGGTAATATTCTCTTGAACAAATCCCGGTATTACACCATCTCCTGACCCTAAGAAGTCACACTCTAATTCTTGTGATATCTTACGTCTATCGTATTTAAACTTTTTAGACATGGATTCAAACCAAGATGAATACGGTTTGTAACCTTGTTCTTCCAATTCTCGATAATTAGACATATCAAACTCATAAAGAACAACCTCATTGTCATCATATTGTTCTCTGTTTAACATGTAATGACATATATCTTGACATTTAATCCATCGTAAGTCTTTGGTATAACGAGGGTCTTTAAACCATCTTAAATCAGTAATATGAAAGTCATTTATTCCACGAATTGCTTGGTCATATACACCATAGTAAATTGGGTCATAACCATTTGGTGTTGAGATAAGAATAATCTTACCACCCGTAGATAGGGACGCCATAGATGCTGCCCAAAAGTCTTCACCGGCTTCAATATATGCAGCCTCGTCAAATACAAGTACGGTAGGTGTAAAACCACGAAGTGCATCCGCAGATGTTGCGACCGCCTTAACTTCAGACCCGTTATTTAACCTAAATCTACTTTCAGAGTTTTTATCAGGTGAGAACCCAACATTTAACCATTCCGGCCATTGGTCTAAGAAGTTTCTAATCTTATTTGCCATTTCCACGGCAGTATCCTTCTTATTGGCAATAATCAAAACCCTTTCAGGATTCTCAGGTTTGGCTAGTTGTAATTTCTTTGATAACCAAGCGGCAGTTACGGTTGTAACACCGGCTTGACGATATTTCTTTGTGATGTTTTCGTTGTAATCTTCGTAATCCTGAATTAACTGTAATTGGTCAGGAAATAGGTTCATTGGAACGTATTTCTTTTGCGTGTTATCGTATGTTTGTAGATACGTTCTTAACGCATATGGCGTATCTTTAATGATACGAGCATATTCTTTTAGTTGTTCTAATTTACTATTCATATACTATAAATACAAAAAAAGGAGGTAAACCTCCTTTCTTAATAAAACTGTATGTTATGATTATCTAAATCGATTTAGGTAATCTTCATCATCTTCCTCATCGTCACCTAAATCATCTTTAGATAAACTTATACCTTTACCATCTAATATACCATTTAAATCATTTAATAATTGGTCGTCATCTGTGTTATCTGCAATATCATCTAATTCCATACTATATCTATCAATCGCATCTTGATAATCCTCATCATTCATAATTCTAACAATACCATCGTATATTAATGAAATTAATCTTTTACCACGGTCAGTTTCTCCCATTATTTCTTTCATTAATACTAAGAATTTCTTAGCCGGTAATTTAAAAACATCGGTCAAGATGTAATTTTGAAGTTCTCTATTATGGTCTTCTAATGCATCTTCAGGAAATGATTGATATAATCTACGCCAAATTGCCGGACCTAAACGCAAATCCCAAATTTCATACTCTAATTTTTCTTGGTTTTCTCTAACATCAACAAACATATCTTTTTTAGGTTGACCCTGTAATGCATATGTTTTCATTAAACCTTTTAATAATTCATGTATTAATACAGGAAAATTAGCACCTTTAACTACAATGTTTGTTCTTGTTGGGTCAATTCTTTCATCTTGTGGTGTAAAATCATCTTCTTCATCTTCTTCACCTCCCATACCACCTTCTTCTTCATCATCACCTTCATCATCGGTTGCTGTCGGTCTAATAACATTAACTTTACCAGCAACAGTCGCCAACAATAAACTAGCATTGTCAAATTGCCAATAATTCAAATCATTGATTGACATCATCACACCATATAAATTAAATAAAGTATCCGAACCGGTAATTTCTCTTAATTTTGTTCGAAGTTGTTGGTACATCCAATGTCCTTTTTTTGATGAACCAGCAATAATTGCCTTTATTAAACGATATTTTGATTCTTCTAATTCTTGGGTTGTGTCAATATTTTGAACATCTTGAAACAATTCCATTTCCATTTCTCTATTTTCTTCTGGAATTTGAGCTATTTCATCATCAGACAATAATTCAGTATTTTGAACATTTGGGGATTGTTGTTTAGGTGGTGAAATTTGTCCACCTCTATTAAAACCTTCCTGACTTGGGAGTTCTAAATCAACAATAAAATTAATATGTTCCTCTACATTTTCAGGTAAACCCATCTCTTTTTTAACAACCGCAATTGCCAATGCTATAAGTTCATCTTTATGTGCAGATTCTAATCTAAGAATATCTCTATGTGCACCCATCATCATAGTTGATAATGGACCCAATCTCATACCAACAATTGGACCATGATAGTCAGTTATCTGTCTAACACGTTCAACAACCTCTCTATATCGTTCAGAAGCCAAAAGTTCAAAGAAACTTTGGTCCGCTCTATTAGGTTGGGGTGTTGGAACAATACTAAGTGGTATATCACCTCTTTGTAAATCTCTTTCAACATCAGGGTTTGGTCTTTCAGGACCATCAAAATCCATTGGCATCTCTTGTAAATTTTGTTTTACCAAAGATAATAATTTTTCCTTTGTAACTTTCATGTTTTAATTTTTATTTTTTTGGTAAATTATTTTTTTGCCTTAGCGTCAGGTCTTGGATTTGGTCCTGGTCCCGGTTGATATGGATTCTTCCTTTTTGGTTTTGTTCCCGGATTAATTTTTGGTGGAGTCTTTACAGGCGCAGGTTGTTGTTCTGCAACTTCCAACGCTACCGGATAGTCTTTTTTCTTTTCCTCTTTTTTCTTTGGATTTGTTTTAGGTTCCTCAGGTTCATTGAATCTTCTCATTGGGTCATTTTTATATGGCCCTCTAAATGGGTCGATTGGGTCGTTGTCTCTTTTTCTCTGTGGTAATTTAAATTCATCTAATTCCATTAAAGCATCAGGTCTTGGATTTGGCCCCGGTCCTGGTTGATACGGACTCTTTCTTTTTGGTTTAGTACCTGGTTTAACCTTTGGTGGTGCTTTAACAGGTGCAGGATTGTTTTCACCTAACTCCATTATTGCGTCAGGTCTTGGATTTGGTCCAGGTCCCGGTTGATAAGGGTTCTTTCTCTTAGGAGTTGTACCCGGTTTAGTTTTTGGTGGTGCAATTACGGGTGCCGGATTGTTACCTTTAATTGCTTTAGATGAAAACCACTCAGGAATACCGTTGTGACCTACTGTGACACCCGGTCCAAATTCGTGAAGTTCTGATTCATTTAATTTCATTGATATTAATTCCATGATTTCATTCTTAGATGTGAAACTGTGATAATTTGTTTCAGCTAAGTTACTAACCCACTCAGTCATTTCCAATTTTGATTCTTTTAAACATTTATCTTTCAAAGAATCTAATGTACAATCGTGTTTCTTCATGTATTTGAAGATATCCAATTTCATTTCTTTTCTTGACGGTTCTTCACCACCTTTAATATGATTCCAAATTTTAGAAATTTCATCAGACTTCAATGTATCAACATCATTTAATCCACCTTCTTCTTTTTCTCGTAATTCAACATTCATACCAGAATCGGTAACTTTTTTAATGTCACTTGGATTACTACCCTTTCTCATTATCACAGCACCTCTACCAGTTGATTGTTCACCTAACATTCTTGATGATAAATCATTAAGTTGTTTATCGGTGAAGTTAACTAAAGTTTTCTCTGAGAATCCTTCGTTTATCAGTTTCTGAATTATTTCGTTTCTTTTCATTAGTCTTTGAATTTTATTTCCTCATTTATTAGAAGATAACTTCTAAATTTTAATTTCTTTGTAACACTATCAATTGATTCACCGAATTTAAATGTTAATCTTTCTTCATCCGAGTCAATATCAAATTTTTCCCACGCTAAAGCAACTACACCATCTACAGCGTCAATAACTCCGAAATAATCGGAGTCTTGAACTAATTCTAACTGTAAATCTGTGTCTTTTAATAATCCCACGGTGTCGACGTATTCAACGTCAGGGGATTTTGATGATACTTCTAAAGAAGCGGGAATTGTAAACCACTCATCCATGTCAATCTCAGTACTTGTACTAAAAATGAACTCATACTGTTTTTGACCCTTATAATCGGAACCAATTTCGTTGACATAGATGAGGTGCATTGTTTACTTAAAATATTTTGCTAATGTTGTGTGAATATTATTGTTAATTTCGTTTTTAATTTCGTCTAAGTCGATTTCAACTTCATCTTCCATAATATCATCATCTTCCATTATTTCTTCATCTTCCATAGATTCTTCCCCACTTAAACTTGGTGATACGTAATCTGGTTTGAAATCAAACATACTATCATCAATAGCTTCTTCATCTAAGTCAGCATAATCATCGATGTTAAATTCGTACATTTCTTCTTCATTATCTAATCCTGATAAATCTTCCTCGTTAAAGTCTGTATATTCTTCATCAATTGATGAATTAATAAAACTTTCTAAAGCGTCCATTGGATTTGCTTCTTCTCCTAATTCTTCATCAGCTGCGACTGGCTCTTCTGCAGGTAATTCCTCACCGCCAAGTTCTTCACCCCCAAAATTATCTTCTCCACCCTCAACTGCTCCTTGTTCTTCATCTCTTTCAAATTTTTCTGCAATGTCTTCGATATCTTCATCGTCTAATTTGTCTAAATCAACTGCGGAAATAATCATATTAAGAATGTACTTAATATCATCACTTTCCATTTTATCTTTAATATCTCTTAATTCTTGACCTAATCTACCGGCATGTTTTTGAGCTTCTGCCATATAATCAGAACGTTTTCCTTCTGAAGGTGCTTCTTCTTCACCACCCATGTCTTCACCACCTTCTACAGGAGGTAATTCAGGTAATGGTTCTTCACCCGCCGGAGCCTCACCACCTTCTACCGGTGGTAATGGAGGTAACGCCTCATCCGCAACTGGTTCTTCAGGCATCGCTGGTACAGGTGCCGGTGCTTCTGCTTGTGCAGGTTTATCAGTTTTTAAAACATATTTTGTAGCTTCATTAAGTAACTCTTCTTGACCTTTAATTAATTCAAGACGTTTAACCGCTTCAGCATATGATGAAAACTTATTTTTGTTCTTCATGAACATTCCTCCGATATAATCAAGAGAACTTTCGTTCAATCCTCTTTTTACATAGTATCCGTCTTTTTCTTTAACGATACCATATACACCACCAGTTTTAGATTCTTTTACAACCTCAGCTTTTGATGTATTTTTCTTATTATCGGTTTTGTAGTATGTCAATTCAAGGATTCTTTTCAATTTGTCATCCCCATTGAGCTTCTCACTACCAAGTGGTTTTAAATCTGCCATTTTGTATATAAATTAGATTAACTTATTCTTATCCTATAAATACATTGTAATACGGAAAAAAATAAGGTTCTTTATTGTGTTATGGATAATTTCTTATCCGCAACTTCACTTTTTAAATTAATTAATTTTTCTATATAACCGTTTCTACGAAGTAATTTGAAGGTTAGATTCTCATATGAGTACTCACCACCGTCATCTAAACCACTTTGTCTAAATCTCTTTATCTTATCTTTTAATTCATCAATTTCTTCACTTACATCTTCACCATCCTTACTTTTTGAAATTAAATTGTCTATTTGGGTACCATATTCCTCACCTTTTTCAATAATTTTTCTATCATCAATCTTGGGATTTGATTTTTCAGGTTCAACTAACCATTTATCATGTAGTACAGAATATACACCGGAAGATAAATGTTTTTCATCCACATCCTGAACATATAGTTCTACATCATATTTTTTAATCTTGATATTATGGTTCTTATTCCAAAGATTTTTTTTAGAATCAAAAAATTCTTTTAAGATATCTAACTTATAATCTGTCTCTTTGAAATCAATTAAAATGTGTAAATCAACATCTGAATAGTCAGACCAGTTATAGTTGGCCAATGAACCTGTAAGGATTATATCGTGAATAAAAAAGTCAATACCTAAAAACTCAATAAAATCATCTGATATTTCTAATAATCTATCTTTAATTTCATTACGCATAAAAAATTCACCACCCTTTGAATCAAATATGACTCCGGATAGTGAATCTTTTGTTTTGAAAGATTTAACTATTTTCTTATCAGTAGATGTAACCTCAATTAGTTCTTCAAATAAACTCATTTAACTTTTTTGTAGGTATGTTCTTTAGCGATATGTTCGTTAAAGTATTTCCCTTGAGATTCAGCTAACCTTAGTTTGGTAAACTTATTCCAAGGAACTTTATTATATTCATAAATAGCACCGTTTTTAAAAGTTACCAATAAATCTTCATTTTCTGTATTGTAAGAAGCCGAAGTCAAATTTGTTGAATTGATTTCAATATCAATCAACTTACCATTAATTTTTTCAGATAAAATTGACATATATTATTTTTTTTTAGTACAGTGCAAATATAACAAAAAATTTATATTATTTACCTTTTAATTGATTTATTAATTTATCTTTTAATATATCCTTTCTTTGATTACTTTTTTCTACATTACCCGAAAACAAAGGTTCTGATGTTTTATTGTTTAATCTGTTTTGTAGAATTACATTGGATTCTTCCATATGTTTTCTTTTCATTGATTCTTTGTTCATGATATGAATTTAATATAAATACAAATAAAAAACCCCGATTTCTCGGGGTTATCATTAAGTAAGTGAAATAAATCGTTCTGACGACTTCTTTTTACTTTTTGGGAGAATAATTCCCAACACACCATTCTCAACACTACCAATAATTTGTTTTTCATCTACATCATCAGGTATGTGGTATGTTTTCTTAAATGAACTTGTAAACGAATATGTTTTATCGTCGGTTTCTTCTTTAAGATAAGAAATGTATAAATACCCCTCTTTGGTTGAGATAGTTAAATCATCTTTGGTTAAACCGGGTACCGCAATGTGTACCTGATAATTCTCATCCGTTCTTGTTATTTTAGGTTGATTAATTTGTTTTGGTGTTTCAAATACACTATCCAATGATTGAAACAACGGGTCTTTAAATAATGTCATCATAGTTTTTTAAGTTTTTATTTTACATATTATTAACCTTTTATTTTACAAATTATAAACCAAATGTCTAAAAGTGACATTTAGACATCCGTTAGACATTTTTTTAGACATTTTGACATTTATTTGGAACTTAGTATGAAATGTGTTATGTTTGTGAAATAAAATATTATAACTATGTCTGTAGAATTCTTCGAAGATGGTCCAACCATCAATCCAAAGAGAACCAAAAAGGGTTCAAACACACCAATTTTAGATAATTTCTCACGAGATTTAATTAAACTTGCTGAGGAAGGTAAGATTGACCCTATTATTGGTAGGGACAAAGAAGTGAAACGAATTGCACAAATTCTATCACGTAAAAAGAAAAACAATGCGGTAATTGTTGGTGACGCCGGTGTGGGTAAAACCGCAATTGTTGAAAAATTGGCATTAATGATTCAAAAGGGTGAATGTCCTACAGTATTGTTAGATAAACGTATTATGTCATTGGATTTAACTTCATTGGTTGCCGGTACAAAATATCGTGGACAATTTGAGGAAAGAATCAAAGCAATTCTTGCCGAATTACAAGATGCACCTAACGTTATTGTCTTTATTGACGAATTACATACTATGGTTGGTGCCGGTAACGCAAGTGGAGCAATGGATGCGGCGAATATCATGAAACCAGCACTTGCTCGTGGTGAAATGCAATGTATTGGGGCAACAACATTTGATGAATACAAAAAACACATCGAAAAAGATGGTGCATTATCTCGTAGGTTCCAAAAAGTAATATTAAAAGAACCAACTCAAGTAGAAACGGTTGCGATTCTTAAAAACCTACAAAATTCTTATCAAGATTTTCATAAAGTAAATTATGAAGATAATGTTATTGAAACTGTTGTTAAATTGGCCGGCCGATATATCACCGATAGACAATTTCCTGATAAAGCTATTGACGTTCTTGATGAATTAGGTGCGGAAAAACGAGTTACAAGTCAAATTCCTGAAGTTATTGAAAAATTAAAGAAAGAAGCTGAGGATATTAAAGAGAAAAAACTTGACGTAGTTAAAAAACAAAATTACGAACAAGCTGCAAAACTTCGTGATGAAGAACGTAAAGTTAATCTCAAGTTAGATGAAGAAAAGAAAAAATGGATGGATAGTCAAAAGGATAATAAAATTCCTGTTAGTATCGATGATGTTTATTCTGTTGTTTCTGAAATGACCGGTGTCCCAATCACTAAATTGGACACAAAAGAGACGGTAAATCTATTAAATATGGAGAAAACCTTATCTGCTAAGGTTATTGGTCAAGATGAGGCTATCAGTTCAATCTCTAAAGCCATTAGACGTAATCGTGTTGGTATTAAAGATGCAAATAAACCTATCGGTTCATTCATTTTCTTGGGTTCTACGGGGGTTGGAAAGACCTTCCTAGCTAAATCCTTAGCTGAGAACCTTTTCGGTGACCCAGAGAAGATTATTCGTGTCGATATGAGTGAATATATGGAACGTCACAACGTATCTCGTTTAATTGGTTCTCCTCCGGGATATATTGGACATGATGAAGGAGGTCAATTGACTGAAAAAGTGAAAAATAACCCATTTTCTGTGATTTTATTTGATGAAATTGAGAAAGCACATAAAGATGTGTTCAATATCTTACTTCAAATCTTAGATGAAGGTCATTTAACCGATTCTTTTGGTCGAAAAGTTAATTTTACCAACTGTTTAATCATTATGACTTCAAATGTTGGAGCTAAAAAGGTCTCAGAGTTTGGTGGAGGTGTTGGTTTTACCACCTCATCATCAGAAACCCAAAAATATGAGGTTAAAAAGTCCATGATTCAAAAATCATTGAAACAACAATTCAATCCAGAGTTCTTAAATCGTATTGATGACATAGTTTTATTCAATTCATTGAATGATGAAACATTAAAACGTATTGTTAATGTAGAATTAGGTAAATTGAACTCGAGATTAATTGAAAAGAGTTATAAAATCACATTCGAACAAAGTGTTATTGACCAAATCTTTAGCCTTAACACACAAGAAGAATACGGTGCTCGTCCTTTGGAACGTATCATTCAAAATCTTTGTGAAGATTTCTTGAGTGAACAAATTTTAATGGGTAACATAGTAGAAAACGAAGAAATTTCAATAATTTTTGAAGAAAATGAATTAAAAATTTCTAAAAATAGTGATAAATAATTGACTTTTTGAGAAATTATATATATTTATATTCTCATAGGTTCTCTTTGTCGATTACCTTTTCGTTTTTTAAGTAAGTGGAGTTGAATCCACCGAAAGACCTTAAAACCCCAGCAACTCGTTGGGGTTTTTTTATTGGATATTTTGTAGTCTGGTATTTTTTGTGTATATTTAAAAATATATGAAGAAAATAATTTTAGTTTTTGCTGTTGGTGTGATGTTCACATTGGCGGCATGTGGTTCAAAGTCTACCACAGAAGGAACAACAGACTCAGTTACAGTTGATACTACTGCAGTATCTACAACAGATTCTACTACAGCACCTGCTGATAGTTCTGCAACAAAATAAAAATAGGCCGGTTAATAGCCGGCCATATTTTTTATTATGAAAACACTATTAATATCACTTTTTTTATTTTTATTCATTCCTTCAAGGAAGGATGTTAAAATCTTGTTTATAGGAGATAGTCTAACCTGTTATTCAAATGGTTGGCAACATACCGTAGCAAAAGGTATGGGTATGGGTTATGTTAACATATCAAAAGGTGGTAAAAGAACCGATTGGATGTTAAAAACTTTACAAAATTATTTGGAAAATGGTCCTCACCATAATACATTAATCATATACGGAGGTATTAATGATTCTTTCGCTAGTACCAAAGAATCAACAACAATTAATAATTTACAATCAATGGTTAACTTAGGTAACCTATATGAAATGGAAGTTATTGTGATTGTTGGATATGACCCAAATAAAGTTATTAAAAAAACCGTATACACAGACAATGTAACTAAAGTGTGTCGTGATAGGTATGTTAAATTACAAAATAAAATGCAAGAAAGATTATTGGGATGTAAAATCATACCCATGGATACCACGGTAACATATCAAGATTCAGGTGACGGTATTCATCTTAAATCCTCAGGACATAAAAAGTTCTCAAGTTGGGTGTTAAAAAATTTATAATATGTCAAAGATTAGAATTTATTTAGATGACATTAGAACACCTATTGAAGATGGGTGGACCGTTGTTAGAAATTATGAACAATTTGTTAGTACCGTAATGTACAACGGATTGGAGAATATTAATATCATTTCGTTAGACCACGATTTAGGAGATACCGCCATGAAAGAATGGCACACTAATGTTTATCATAACTATAAATTAGATTATAATAACATTACCGAAAAAACCGGTATGGATTGTGCAAAATGGTTAGTTGAACAATGGATGGACGGTCAACCGGTAGTTGATGTGTTCACACATTCTGCAAACGCTATCGGTAGTGCCAATATCATGGGTTACATCAACAATTATAGACACATCAATAGATTACCTCAAAACTGCGTAAGAGTACGTATAGAACATACAACCATAAATTTATAATAATGGAAATAATGGCATATAAAGGAACCACCAAAACCCCATATAGAAAAATGTACATAAAAGGTAAATATGAAGATTTTACCGATTTTTACACTATCAATAAAAGACCAATATATGAAAATATTATTGAGGTTTTTAAAGGGTTTACAGGTGAGAGTAAAAAAAGAGTATTAACATTGTACATTCAAGCAATAATTCATGGTTTAGAATGGGATACTGAATTTAAATTTAATAAATCGGATACCGTTGTTTTATCAAGAGATGTTATACCTTATTTTGAGGAAATAGAAGAATATGAAATTTGTGAGGATGTAAAAAAATTACATGAAGAGTTGACTACTAAAAAATAATTACATATATTATTAAAGTATCAGGAGAGAGGTACAATTTCAATCATATTAATTAATTAATATAAAAATTCAGAATCCCTACGACTTTTAGTTGTGGGGATTTTTGTTTACCCATAAATAATAATTGTATTATATAAAGAACCTTTTTTAACTTATTAATAAAATCCTATTTTTCTTCGTTTTTTAATATATTTTTTGTACTTTTACAATAGTTATATTAAAAAAACACAATTATTATGATACAATTAGTATTAATCTTATTTCTTATGTGTGGTTCATTAGGTGCCACAATTTCTAAAATGACAACCGAGTATGGTCCTAAAAGACAAAGACAACACACACAACCATTAAAGGTTGATAAAGAGGTAATATCTTAAAGCATCATCCTCGAACCTATGAGGAAATTACTTAATGCAGGTGCTCCGGGTGCCGTTGATGCGTTGATTTTATAGTTAAAACTAAAACCAAACCTTTTACTTATTTTATAATCTACAGAAGTACCCGCCAATATACCAATAGAGTTACCGTAAGATACTTGACCTGTTTTAGTGTTAACACTCATCCCAGGAGGAATTACAAATATTTGCGGTGACAATGTTAGTTTCTTACTTTGTGGATATGGTTTAGTCCAAAATACAACAGATGAATTACTCAAACTAACATCATATCCACCTTTGGTATTTTGTAATAATAATGTAACCAAACCCAAATTATAACCATAAGTTCCCAATTTAGGATTTGGTATAATTTTAGTAAATCCACCCAAAGCCATTAAACTACCCGATAAATAAGCTGTGGTTAATGAATATGAATTAATAGAGGTTAAAGACCCCTTATCATTTAAATTCATTTTAGTAATACCACCACTTAATGCAAATTGTTTAAGATTACTCCAAGTCATTGAATTTAATGAATAACTTTTATCCCCCATCAATGAAGAACGACTCATACCTATCGACAAAATTACTGACCATTGGTCACTTGATGTTTGTACGGTTGATAAATCAGAAGCAATTAATAATGGATTTATTGGAGATTGTTTTGATTCTTTTTTCTTTTCTTCCTTTTTAGATTCTTTTTTCTCCTCTTTCTTTTCTTCTTTAGATTCTTCCTTCTTTTCTTCTTTTTTAGATTCAGACTTAGATTCTTCTTTCTTTTCCTCAGATTTACTCTCAGACTTAGATTCTGATTTACTTTCCGATTTAGTTTCACTTTTAGTCTCCGATTTAGTTTCTGATGAAGAACTACTCTTATTGTCAGATGAACTTGATGATGAACTACTATTATTAGATGAAGATGACGAATTTGAAGATGGTGCAGGTGCCGATGAACTACTTGATGATGAAGCTGCCGGTGTTGGTGTAGATGGTGTTGGAGGTGGAGTTGCCGCTGATGATGCTGCCGAACTTGCAGAACTACTTGCAGCAGATGAAGCTGATGAACTGGCGGCACCACTTGCGGCGGACGACGCTGCCGAACTTGCTGCTGATGATGCTGCACTACTCGCTGCAGATGATGCAGCACTACTCGCGGCCGAACTGGCAGCAGATGATGCAGCTGCACTTGCCGCCTGAGCCGCGGCGGCACTAGCAGCTTGTGTTGCCGCTTGTTGTGCTGCGGCTGCTACTGCTTGATTAACCGTTTGTTGAACTGTTTGTTGTACAACCTGATTTGTTGGACAACCTACTGTTGAGTATGTGATGTATACGGATTGTAACCAAACTTGCATAGCACCACTTGTTACTTCAGCCGGTGTAAAGACCCTCATTTGGTCATAGAAGGAAACATAAGCGTTACCTTTTACATAGGTAGTTGTTGCTATTTTTAGTTCCCCACTACACTTATCGATAAACGTTTGTGTAAATGTCTGTGCATCAGCTTTGGAAGCTAGACAAAATATAAAAAATACACTTAAAAAATTTCTTAACCTTTTCAATCATTAATATATTACCTTATCTATGTTATTGATAATAGTGTTATTTAATTCCTCATTAAAAAAATGAGTATAAATCATAACACCATCAAAAATTAACGCACATAAAATGAATGTTAATGTTGCACCCGACAATACTTTATATAATTTTTCCATAATTTTTATTTTGTAAAAATTCCTTTCTTAATCATCCTATCTAAAATTCTTGCACATGCAATATCAAGTGCTTTCTTTGTTGAAATAGAAATTGTTGATTGATTAAATTTAACTGGGTCAACTGTTGCGTCAGATAATAATGTTAATTCTCTAACTGTTTTAGCTTCACCCAATCCCGAAGCTCCAAACACAACACCGGTTTCTGCATCAGTAAATCTAACTTGTAGACCCAAACGAGTAACCATCATATTCTTAACGCCATCTTTTAAATTAATAGTCTCATCTTCACTTACAGAATAATCATAACATTCAATCGTTACAAAGTATTTTGCCAAGTTAATTTTACCCCTACCATCTAACTTGTTTTCTGATATACCCGCTTGAGATGCTTGAAATTGTTTTACCATACGATTCTTAATTTCCGTTTTATCTTCAGTAAATTTAAAACGATTAAGATTCTCCAAATATTCCATTGAAATATTGGCAACACCGAGACCAACTCTCTTCTCTTTTAATTCAGGATACATTTCATACATCTCATCTGAGATACCACATTTTAATATTTGAATAGGAATTTGTGGTCCTTCATAATCCATGTATTGAGAAATGTCAATTGCCGT